GAAATACTCATGCACGAAAATTCGTTGATGATGATACATGCGCCTATGTCATTTGCGTTTGGCAATTCAACCGCAATGATGGAAATGGCGGAAGTTTTGGATAAACATGCTGAATCAATGTCCAAGGCTTACGAAGCCAGAAGCGGCAAGAGTGCGGAAGATATCACAGAGATATTTAACAAAGAGGTATGGTACACCGCAACCGAAGCAGTCGAAAACGGATTCGCCAATAGCGTTATTGATTCTGAATCTGACTTTGAGGTTCAGATTAATAACAAGGTGTTTAACTTTAAGCATGCACCAAGCGAAATGGTAAGTGCAAGCATTCCGAAGTTCGCAGCATTCACACGAAAGCCGAATGGAAGGAAGCAGCTACAAGCAAAGGTGAAGATTAAATCGCTCGTTTGATTTTGTAAGCAATTGCTTACATTTTGGGCAACAACGCTAATATGTCTTTAGTCGATGAACGGTTCATTGAGTGACTAACGCTTGGGGTATCCAAGCTGGGACGGTTGATTGTCTATTGTCAAAAATCCTGCAAGCCCCGATTCGGATCAACCCATTGTTACCCTGCTTTTCGGGTCAGAGAAAGATTGAAAAAGTTTGTGGAATGTTTGATTTAAGTATTGATGACAATCAAAACGATGATATACTTAGGACATGACAACAACACAACCCACAAACGAAAGCAAAACAATGACGATCACAACGGAACAACTCAACGCAGTAGCCACCCTCCTGAACACAACCGACAAAAACTTAGTTTTCTCGGTTTGCATCAAAACACTGGTTGATGCCGGTGCAAGCGTTCGCGAAGCAGTTGACGCAGTTTTGGGAACCGGACGATTTGACGACATCGTAAGCGAAGTTTACGAAAGCCTGACAGCATGAACCGAGGCGGAAAACGAAAAGGGGCCGGGCGAAAACCCGGCCCGCAGGGCACCGTCAAGGTGCCGTATGCGATGAAGTTAAAGCCGGAAGTGGTTGAATATCTCCGGCAGTGCGAGAACGCCACAGCGACCGTGGAATCCGTTTTGAAGCGGTCGAAGGCGTTCCGCGAGTGGAAAGCCAAGTCAGGGTAACGTCCAAGGATCACCGAGACGGGACGGTTGATCATGTTTTTACAATTCCGCACGCAAGCCCGACTTCGCGTGCATCCGTTTGTTATCGGGCGATGCCATGACAGTTGCAGAGTTTATTGAGTATCTAAAAACGCAGCCACAGGACATCAAGGTTGCGTACCAGATCTACAGCGAACAGTGCTTGTTGGAAACGAAAGACATCGCGTTGGAGGATTTGTGTCACCCTCGACCGGACGGCTGGATTCAAAACAAGCGACCAGACATGGAAACAGAACAGTATTTGGTGCTACCAGGTAACTAGCCCGATAACGATTAAAGGATAACCGAGTCCGAAAGGAAAAGTATGAACGAAGAACCAAACCCGCAAGCCGCTTCGGTTGATCCGATTGTTATTTGTTGCGGAACGTGCAAGTTTTTTTTGACGGATGGAGGAGATGAATTTGGTCTTTGCGGCAATCCGAAAGTACCCTCAGATCAAAAGAAGTTTGGACTTCTGAAACTCCGCAAACAAAGTGATAATTGTGGCGATTGGGAAGCAATCAAATAACTCGTTCTTATCCTGTATGCTAAACCGGATAACTAATTATTTGCAGAATTACCCGGTATGAAACCATGTTAAAATGTCAACTGTAGTTTACATTTTGCCGATTCAAGATAACGAAAAACTATCTTGACAAGTTGAGCGATAAGCATAGACTATATATATTGAACTGCGAATCCTAAACGGGTAGTAGCGTTTGGCAACTTTAAATCAGTTGTTGAGTGCCACTATCCGTTTTTTGTTGGCCTCAGCTTAAACATTGGAGGCCAAAATGGGCATTAAAGAAGTAAGAGCATCGATTGATGCACTTGAGAAAGACCTTCGTGCGTTTGACGCTGAGAAGGCAACAGAAGACGAAGCGACCGCAATCCTTGCTAAGACTGACGAGCTAGAAAAGGCACGTCACGAACTATCAGCACTGGAAGCAAAGCAGAAGCTAGAAACGGCTAATAGTCGAATTGCTGCTTTGCTAAATAACCAGAACGTTAGCCAGGGCGATCAGGCCGAACCGATCAGCCAGAGTGGGTCACAGCGGTTTAGCATTCCAGCGACGGCTAAACCACGCCATGAACTGAAGGCGTTTGGGAATGATGGCGAATCGCTCAAAGCTGCTTATGTTTCCGGTCGAACCATTGCGGCTGGATTGTTTAATCACAAAGGCTCTAAGCAGTGGCTAGACAATCATGGCATTTTGAACACCGCACTATACGAAGGCGAAGACCAAAAAGGCGGAATCTTTGTTCCGACTGAAATGGAAACTGCCATTATTCGTTTGGTTGAATCTTACGGTGTTTTCCGTCGCTTTGCTAAGTCCGAGCCTATGGGTTCAGATCGTAAGGTCGTTCCGGTTCGTACTGGTGGATTGACTGCTTATCCAATTGGTGAAACGTCACCAGCGAACGAGTCGTCAAACTCTGGGACTCGCACCTCGCCGACCTACAATCCGATTGAGCTGATTGCTCGAAAGTGGAAGGCATGGCTCAAAATGAGCGATGAGGTGAACGAGGATGCGATGATTACCTTGGCTGATGAAGTTTCGCGTGAAATGGCTTTGGCGTTTTCCTACGCTGAAGATAACGCAGGCTTTAACGGCGATGGTTCAAGTACCTACAACGGTGTGACAGGTGCAAAGAATGTTCTAGGTGCTGGATCGAAATATACGATGGTCGCAGCGGCTGGGAATCTTGCATTTTCAGATTTAACCTTAACTGATTTTGAATCAGTTGTTGGCAAGACTCCACATTATGAGAACTTCATGCCAGCATGGTTTATTTCGAAGCCTGGTTATTATGCTTCAATGGATAACCTTAAGAACGCAGCAGGTGGTAACACGGCGCGTGAATTGGAGTCTGGCAACGGATTGCAATTCTTAGGCTATCCAGTTGTTTGGACGCAAGTACTTCCAACGTCATTAGCTGACCAGGCTAGTACAACGTTGGCTTACTTCGGTGACTTACGAATGGCGGCTTTGTTCGGTGATCGTCGTGGCATGACCATGAGCGTTACCGATCAGCGTTATTGGGATGAAGACCAAATTGCTATCAAAGGTACTGAGCGATTTGATATCAACATTCATTCAGCCGGTACAGCTTCGGCCGCTGGCGCACTAATCGCAGTTAATACACCAGCATCTTAAAAAGGAATTGAAATAATGAACGAATTGCAACATGCAAGATTTAAGGCTTGCATTCCACCAGCCGCAATTATCGACGATGGTTCTGCTACTACCGTAGAGATTGACACTCTTGGTGCAAGCTATTTAACGGTTGTTGTGCAACTTGGGGCAACGGATATCGCTCTGACTGCTTTGAGTTTAACCCAGTCAGATTCAGCCGGATCAGGTCACGCAGCTTTAAGCGGTGCGACGTTTGACGGCGGAACTGATACCAAAGGCGGAACGCTTGCTTTGCCTAGTGCTACTGACGATAACCAAGTTTGCGTCTTCCAAGTAGACTTGCGAGGCAAAAAGCGTTACTTCGATATCGTTGCAACGTTTGGCGATGGAACGGCTGGCGGATTTATTTCGGCTACTGCTATTCTATCGAAGAACAGTGCAGCAGCTTTGACAGATGTAACTTATGCTAACGGTGGCGTCTGTCGGGTTGTTTAATGTATAGATGTTTAATCACTTCTGAACCGTCTAGCGAGCCAGTTACGTTAACTGAGTTAAAGGCTCATTTACGTGTGGATCACTCACTAGACGATACCGAACTTGGCGACAAGATAACAGAAGCGAGAAAAGCATTAGAGACGAGAACAAATAGAGCGTTCTTTACACAAACTAGAACGCTCTATTTTAGTTCATTCGATCACACCACAAGCAGAATTTTGCTACCTGGTTCACCTGTTGCATCCATTTCGTCGCTTGTCTATGTCGATGTTAATGGTGACAGTCAGACATGGACATCTAGCGAGTATTCTTTGCGGGTTGGCGAGCCTAGTTATTTGCAGCTTGCATATAATGAGGATTGGCCAGATACCCGCAGCAAACGCGATGACATTGTTATTACCTATATTTGCGGTGCTTCTGATGTTGCTGATATTGATTCAAGAGCTAAATCGGCAATTAAGTTATATGTTGAATTGAATTACGACAGAGAAGAAAACCGCGATAAGACATCAGAACGAATTGATAGGTCATACGAGACGTTGGTTAATCAATTAACTATCGGTGATGAGTTCCTGAGTTATGCCTAATTTTCACCAGCAGGTTACTTTTAAATCGCCGAGTTCAAGCGTTGACGCATACGGCCAGGAAACGGGAGCAGAGACGACCGTTGCTGTTAGGCGTGCAACAGTGCGACAGATGAGCGGTAGAGAGCTTGCAGCGGCTAGTCAATTGTATCCAAGTGCTAACTGGAAAGTTATTTGCAGGTACGATACGGCGTTATTAGGTAGCGAGACATGGAACATTACATACGGTTCTAGAGTGTTGGAAATTGGCAACATAAACAATGTTGATGAGAGAAATCGTTTGCTAGAGTTCCTTTGTTCAGAGGTTCAGTAATGGCTAAACCGATCATAGTAATTACTGGCGATGATGAGCTAAATAAGAAGCTGAAATTGTTAGCTGGTAAGGATGCAAAAAAGGTTGTTCGTAAAGCATTACGGCCAGCGTTAAAGCCTGTATTGCAAGAGGCTAGAGGTGCAGCACCAACCAAATCAGGCCAGCTTAAAAAAAACATCAAGATTAAATCAATAGCCAGGTCTAGGACTTACATCGGCGCGAGAGTCACCAGCGGGCTAGGTAAGGCTAAATCAGGCAATGAGAATAGCGGCGTAGCTTATTATGGTTCTTTCCTGGAATACGGGACAAAACCACGAACGACAAAATCAGGTGCGAATCGAGGCAAGGTTAAGCCAATCAGGTTTATGCTTAGAGCGGCAGAGAAAAAGCGCGAGCACGCTTTAAGGATATATCGTGCTGGAATTGCGGCAGGGTTGAAGGAGATTGCTTTACGTGGCTGATCTAGATGCAAACCTGCGAACTTTTCTTTTGGCTGATGCTCCCATTGCGGCAATTACAACAAACGTTCATGTAAATAACGTTCCTGATAATAAAACAAAGCCTTATGTTTGGTTTCAATTGGACGATGAAAGTCAGCCATTAAACCTTGGCGGATCAACTGGATTAATACAATCATTCTTTGACTGTGAAGCTACTAGCGTAACATTATCGCAGGCTAAGGATTTAGCAGCAAAAATTAAGACGGCATTACACGGATATACAGGGTCGTTCGGTGACCAGAACGTGGCATACGTTGAAGTTACTTCGCGTGATGACACATACGAAACAAGGCAGGACTTTGGCGACTTAGATAACTTGCATGTATCAGCATTAACAATTGAAATTGGAGTAGATGGAAGATGAGCGAATATTTCGGCAACGCTGTTACAGCGACTTTAGATAGCGACAGTTTGGGACAGCTAAAATCGTTGTCTATTCCTGGCGACAACTTTGACACGGAAGACTTCACAGGATTAGGTGATACTCACGAAGACTTGCGTATGGTTCCGATTCAATCAGCAGAAGAATTCGATTTAACCTTTTCTTATGATCGGTCAGAGACATTACAGGGTACAATCGAGGGGTTGGTTGGGAATAACACAGGCGTCAACTTGGTTGTGACTTTTCCCTGGGCGACAAATAACACTTATACGCAATCAGTTGTTGTTAAGTCTCTTGGTCCAGTCAGCGTTGAGCCTAAAGGTGAAATTATCAGAACAGTTACATTATTAACCAAAGCGGCTGGGGTATGGTCAACAGTATGAGCCTATTATCACTTGCTAAGAAATTTAAACCTAAAGCGGTTGTTGTGGACGGTGAGACGTTCTTTGTATCGGTCCTTTCAGCTCTTGAAAAGGATCGATTCGATTTACAGTATGCAAAGTTTCGCGGTGATGGTGGCGGGATTGGTTTGCGTGGTTTTCTAACTGCGTTTTGCTTGTGTGATAAAGACGGAAAGAAGGAGTTTTGCAGTGGTGACGGAACAACCGCTAATGCTAATTTCCTGGATGTTGTTAAACAGTTTGGTGACATGCCGAGCAATATTATCGAGCCAGTCTTTGAGGCGGCTTGTGATATCAATGGCTTTAATGACTCAGAGGGTACAGCAAAAAACTCAGGCTAGACGCGGCTTTACGATGGCAGTGGCGCCGTGCAATCGAGTGCGGCAAAACTCGCAAAGAATGGTTAGCGTCTATCACGGCAGAAGAATACCAAGAGCTAGTAGAACTTTCAGAGGTTGAACCAATCGGGACTGATGCAATTATCTATCAAATGGCAATTGTAGCTCAGGCAATGGGTGGCGGAAAATTAAAAGATTGTTTGGTGCTATGTTCGGATCGAGAAATGACACCAGAGGAAATGGCTTTGGCCTGGGGTTGGAATGGCAACAATAGCAAACCTTGACGTAAACCTGCGAGCGAAAACGCAGAAATACGAAACGAACATGAAGAACGCTGGAAAGTCTACCAGGCGGTTTTCTGATACGACTAGGGATGCGGCTAAAGGCACTGAATCATTTCAGGCTAAGCTAACCAGTTTTGCCGCTAAAGGATTGATCGTCACTGGTGTTATTGCAGGTATTGGACTAGGTGTTAATAAGCTAGTTCAAGACTTCGCTAAACTGGGTGACAGTATAGGAAAAGCGGCGGCCAGAACGCAGATTTCAACAGATGATTTTCAGACGCTTTCATTTGCTTTTGAACAATCAGGCGGAAGTGCTGCCAATCTTGAAACGTCAATTCGTTCAATGTCTGCGCAATATCTTGAATTGCAAAGAGGAACAAGTAATTCAGTTGATTTATTCAATCGGTTAGGGTTGACTCTGAGTGATTTGCAAGGATTAGATGTTGCTGATCAATTCAGATTAATTGCAAGATCTATATCTAATGTACGTGATCCATTAGAGCGAGCAGCAATTGCGAATAGGATATTTGGCCGAAGTGGTTCAACTATCCTTCCATTAATTGCTAACCTTGACCAATACGAGCAGCGGTTAAGAGATATTGGCGGAGTCATTAGCGGTTCTGCAATTAAAGATGCTGAAGATTTAACCGACTTAAATAATGAGCTATCGAGGAGTTGGGATAAATTAACTTCTCAATTGTCGAGCATGTTTGTTCCAGCGGTTAGGTTGTTAACTGAATCATTTCGAGAATTGAATTCAACATTAGCAGGAACTCTAACGGCTGGCGATGCTGTTATAGAAAGTGGTTTCCTTCGTCAAATTCCAGTTGTTGGTGATTTTCTTCAAGGTGCATTAGAAGGTAATAGGGCTTTAAGTGGAGTTGCAAGCGGCAGGGGGCGAGGTAATGGTGGTGTCAGTGCTGTAGATTCCATTATCGGAGCAATTCCTAGCGTTGGAGCACCTCAGACCACAGCCGTTATTGATAGACAAATTGAAGCACAGAAAGAACTAATCCGAGCATTAAAAGACCAAAGCAATAGACTGGCACCATTGCCACAAGCATTGCAAAAAGGCACTTCAGCACAGATTGGTTTTGTGGCTCAATTACAACGGCAAAACCAGCAGGCTAAAATCGATGCACGCGAAAAGAAGAAAATCGATTTGGCTGAGAAGCATTTGAAGGAATTGGAAAAGATTCGCAAGCAGCGTGAAGATGAGTTCAAAGACAAGACGGAGATTTCTATACTATGAGTATCAGTTTTGTTACAGAGCTTTCAGGGCGTGGCGGTACGATTGGCGAGGATTCAGAGCGTAAACTTGTCTTTCAATCGGATAGTGCTTTAGATACTGAATATGATGTTTATCAAAATCGCAATTGCCCAAAGATTGGCAGCAGACATCCAAACAGAAGATTTAGCTTATTCTTCTTAAAGCGTGGCGACCTATCAATAACTCAGTCTGATTCGAACTGGGCACGATGGGATGTTGAAGCAACCTATACTCAGCTTGAACCAGGTGAGCCAGAACCAGAAGAAGAACAAGACTTTAACGAGCCGTCGCAGGATGAAGCGGATCAACCCGATTTCAATCCTGATGTATCGGTCGAATTCGAAGACTACACAACTCCGTTAAATTTTGCGGTTAATACAACGGCTGTTTTCGATGCTGATTCACCTGGCGGAACTGGTGCTTATCCAGTCGTGAACTCAGCACTTGAACCATATAACCCACCGCCTGAAGTCTTCCGACAGAATACAATTATCAGAGTGTCACGAAACCTGGCTCTGTCATCTTCGTTATGGTCCGATGCACTTGAGCTAAAAAACACGATCAACACTGATACATTTAGTTGGCGCCGTGGTCCTGCAAAGATAACCGTACAGCCTAAACAATGTAGGATTAAAACACGGTTCGGAAATCAAATTGAATATCGCTCCAAGACTGGGAAGAAGTCATTCTATGCGAATCTTGAGGTGCAATTCACAATCAAGCCGGAGACATGGAACATTGATTTGCTAGACGTTGGAACGGTTTATTTAAGCACCGCTGGAAAGTCTGTCAATCTTCGTATTAACGATGACGATTGGAGCCTTGCTAGTGGGACAACACAGATTCCAATTACTGACGACGAAAATAATAGAGTGCAAGGTTTACTAAACGGATCAGGCATTCAGGTTGCAACTGGCGGAAATTCGTTTTTTAATCGCTACCCAGGATATTACGAAGCGAAACATTCAGCTTTCTTTAAACGACTAACACGAAGGGCCGCATGATGGCAGATGAAATTACATTATCAGTTGACTTGGATTTGGTTAATGGCAACGTCGAGCATGATTTTCGGCCTAACGCAATCCTGATAGATCAAGCAAATGATCGCTATGTTGATCGTATCCAAGATATCGGAACATCAGAAGAAACGGTGAGCTTTGGCGACTTAACCGCTAAAGGTTTGGTTGTGCTCTATAACCTGGATTCCAGCAATTACGTTAATTGGGGGCATACAACAGGCAATCTAGATTGCAAGATTCTAGCTGGCGAATATAGTGTTTTTCGCATGGATAACAGCGGTGCGTTAATCATGCAAGCTAATACCGCTACGTGTAAAGTGCGTGTAATCCTTTACGATAATTAACATGACCGAAATATCACAAAACGCAGCTCGAAGGATTGCCAGTTCTGTTACGGCTGTTGAGCGGTTGCAATATTCTTC